TCCTCCTTAGTTGGTGAGCCTTACTCATGATCTTACCCTGATTCCAACCCTTCTTGAATGATTTGTTCTTCTTCCTGCCCATTGCATTAGCCTTCTTCAATGCGCGAGCCATCTTGGGATCAGACTTACCCTTCCTCTTCGGCTTCGGTGCTGGACTTTTTGCAGCTGCGCCAGGGGACGGACCAACGAGCGCGAGGTATTCCTCAAGACTCATGGTTACTTCGGCCACTCAGCCCACCTACTGCTGACTGAGTGCTAGGGCCACGCTTGAGGCCTGAGTTGCGTTCTCTAGGGTGCATTCCATGACGACGCCAATAGTAAGGTCTCCTGAGTCAATGACATTGCTTAGATCTGCACCCAAGAAGATAGAGTCCACGCCGACTAGGTAGCCGTTTCTCCACGCCTGCGGGTTTACGTCTGGGGCCTCTCCTACGAAAATCGTCCTTGTCCCATCTGCGAAGATGTCCAGTCCTCCCGAAGTCATCAGGCTTTTGTCGGTACCTGGGTAGACTAATGTCGATTGTGTTTGAGTGGTAAGTTGCCATGAGACCTTGGAGTTGGTTGCGGTCTCGTTGATTGCTGCCCCTGCATCGCTCGCATCCATGTATGACACGGCGACGTTGTGTACTCGAAGTAGAGTGGACTTGCTCACTCCTAGGTTCACGAATGAACCAAGGTCGATCTCTGTTTGTGCATATGTTACGCCATTGGTGTCAACCTCAGCGCGGATGAAGAATGAATCACTCTTTGCCATGGATCTCCGGGGCGCGAGTTGGCTTATGATAATTCTGGATTGGAAAAAATAACAATCTGCCCCAGATGGGGGGGCCTGCCCCCCCGGATCGGGGGCTATCTTGATAGTCGGTCGGCACTGGGGTGGGGATTACCTATCCCAGTGGACACGCTACCGACACAATAGGATTCTCTGCGCCAGAGCGCGCCGAATCGCTTCGCGAACCGGCTTGCATGGGCTTGAGTAAGGATAATATAATCCTATCTTACCCGCAAAGCATGGAAGAAGCCGATAAAAAAAGTAAAAGTGAAGTGAAAGTGAACGTAGAGCCGCTCGAGCAAGCACTATTGGAGGATATCGCGGCCCTCCACAAGCGGGTCAAGGCCCTAGAAGAGCATCTGATGAGCCTAGATCATGGCAATGAAGGAGGAAATGACATCAGGGACGGGGGATGGTTCGATTGAGTCTGCTCGATCCCCCGAGGAGTGATCCACTCCTCGGGGAACTGAAGAAACTGAACTCTGAACTGATGATTCTGGCAAACTATCAGTCCCTCCTCGAGAGGAGGATCAGCAGAGTCTTCGCCATGTTGGAGAAAAGGATCGAGCGAGAGGGGAAACTATGACCAAAGTAGGCAGAGCCTTCACGCTCGATCAAAGGATCTCCGAGAGGTTGGATGAGGTCACTCATGTCCCTGGGAGGTCCAAACCCATGAACAAGTCTCGATACGTGAATGAGGCCCTCGATTGGTACATGAACAAGAACCTGGGGGAGTATCAGAAGGATGTGATCGAGTCGAGGAACTTCCTGGTAAATGAGATCAATAAAAAGAGGCTCACAATAGGGGGTCTTGAGGATGATTTAGCCTCTCTTAAGGGTCGATTAGCGTGCCGATGTCTATGGTGTCGGTTGAAGAGGCTCCTACTGAGATCGCGAGAAGAGCAACAAGAGCAATAACGATCCTAGTCCAAGTCCAGAGGAGAGCAGGATCGCTCGCAATAGGGTCATCGATCATCCTTGGGACCTGTTGCGAACCATTGCCAATGCCCCTCGCCAATCAGAGAACTCATATTTCTCCAACGTAATCATGAAACAAATGGCAACATTCGTCCCTCCGTTCTGCCCAGAGATATAGAGGTCTTCTATAACCAAGTTATCTGGATCAACAACAGAATCAACATAGGCAGAACCATTCGTTGCTCCGGCTGTAACCGCCCATGCAATCTCTCTGTTGTCTTGCATATTAATCATACGTCCCGAGGATGGCATGGCACCCACATCCTCAGTAGATAGTCTGGCGGCAGCACTGTTACCACTAGAACTAAGACTGGCTGATAGGATTTTGAAATCAATGACTTTGTAACCAGTGTTAAATTTACCGTCATTGAGTTGAATCTTTTCTACTACTCCCTCTGACACTATCCCCCGAGTGGTATATTGCCCAATCTTCTTCATTACATCCTCCTCCTTAGTTGGTGAGCCTTACTCATGATCTTACCCTGATTCCAACCCTTCTTGAATGATTTGTTCTTCTTCCTGCCCATTGCATTAGCCTTCTTCAATGCGCGAGCCATCTTGGGATCAGACTT